TGTGTGGTTACCCCACCAGTTTCAGTTTTTGGACCTCTCCCAACTGTTCTCCTTGCCCCAACAGATCCTGTGGTTAGCCCACCTCCGCTTGTGGTGCGTTTATGGAAATCAGCATAAGACTCACTAAACCCTTTATCCAAAAGTCCTTTATTGCGAAGGAACATACGAACTTGAGGTTTTGAAACACCAAGTTCTTCCCCACGCTTAAAGGCTTCCACCATAATTCGTTGCCGAGTTTCTGGGTTTTGAAATGCACTGGAAGGAGAGTCGTCATACCCCAGATCACTTTCGAGTCCTTTAGCAAAAGCTATGCGGTCTTTCTTAAGCTGTTCGGCCTTAGCTGCTTTCTTTTCGGACTTCTCTTGCGCTTTCTTTTCTGCTCTTGCGGCTCTTTTTTCTTTGCGAGCTTTTCTTTTATCAAGAGCGGCTGCTGCTTGCATGGGGAACATAGATAAAGCATCGCGTGTAGCATCAACTCCGTAGCTCCTTGCAGCTTGTGCTTCGGCTTCTTTGGCGGCTTCTTCTTGGGCAAGAACAGCTTGGCGTCTAGCCTTAAATCCAATTTGCGGATCAAAAATAGCCTTTCGTTCTCTATTAGAAAGTTCGCCATCTTTGTCAGCATCAAACATGGCCATAAGAGTTTGAGGCTCTTCTTTGGCTAATCTTGCAAACTCCTTTCGGTCTTCTGCGTCAAAGAATTTTCCAGCCTTGCTGCTCGTTGCCCCTTGCCGTCTTTTCATCACCTCTTCATAAGAAAGAGGATCTCTGCCTGCTCTTTCAGCGGAGAGCTTTTCAATCTCCATCACCCGCCGTTTTTCAGCCGCTGAAAATTCTGGGTCTCCTGCACGGCCTTCCAAAAAGGCCCTCTCTGATCCCATCCCTTCCGCCACAAACGCAGAAGGTAAAAATTGTTTTCCTACACCTTCGACCCCTTCAAACAACTTAGCAACACGGCGTTGCCTGTAGTCTCTAAGTTTTTCACCAGCTTGTATTTGTTCGTCACCAATCAAGCCTTTCTCCCCGTGCGCCATAGGATCGTAACCTTTACCTTTATCAGTAAAAATTTGCTCCCCCACCTGACCCATAGTTTGGCCAAACGCAGATAAAGTTCCAACAGGGTCAAGTTGTGCCTCAAGAGCACGTCCAGCCCCGCCAAGAACGGTCCCCAAAGCAGTAGATGGTTTTACCAACTCTCCCGTGTCGGGATCATATTGGGCATTACCATAATCCCGCGCAGCCCATCTGCTAAGGTCTTGTTCACGGCGCATCTGAGCTTGTTCCCCGCTACCAAATCTTTGTGCGCCTTCTACCGCCATGAGACCTAAATACAAAGGTGTTGCTTTTGAAGCGAATCTCCCAGCAGCAGCAAGTCTAGATGGCCCTGAACCATGTATGAATTGTGTGTATCTACTTGGAACTTTAGGTCCATGCATAGGCCCCCTAGTAGAAGGGACGCGAGGAGAAGTCGTAGGGCGATTGCCTACTGCGTAGGCTGGATGAGAAGCTGGTAGGCGTAAACCTTGCCGCATAGGGCTAGGGTTGTAAGGGGTCGGGGCGAAGGGGCCATGAACAGGATTGCTAACTGGCGGGGTTAGTCTAGGACGAACTGGACTAGCTGGACTTGTCGTGGGCCTTCTTAATGGCCCTAAGTTTCTACGTTGCCCTCGTCCTCTTGATGGCCCTAGATTTCTTCTATTGCGGCGGTTTCTTCTTCCTCTGCTCATAATTAACTAAATTATCCTCCTTGTCCGATTCGTGAGTTAGGGTTCCTACCCAACCCCCTGTAAGGGGCCATAGGAGAGTCTTCGCTAATAGACGACTCTCCAACTGTTCCAGTAGTTAGACCACCAGTAGTTAGACCACCAGTAGTTAGACCACCAGTAGTTAGACCACCAGTAGTTAGACCCCTATTTTGCTGTGCTTGCTGTGCTTGCTGTGCTTGCTGTGCTTGCGGCACTTGCTGTTGGGCACGGGCCAACAATCTTCTTCTTCTTTTTTTACGCCTTTTATCTCCAGACACTTTTTTTCTGTCTTCCTCCTTAGAAGGAAGACTTGTGCTCTGTGGTTCTGGAAGCGATTGCGCCCCTTGAGTGTTACCTTCAAACCCTGACAAATAATCAAGTAAAGGGTTTCCGGAACTAAAACTACCAAAATCAGGGAAAAGAGGCGAAGACATAGCAAAAATGCTAAAGTGCTTAGAGATATTATGTATTTAAGGGGGGCGTGTCAATCCAGCAAAACTGCCCCAGAATTCTGTAATGCGGCCCCTAACTGCTTGATCGTCTTGGGGGGTCGCTTGAAATTCTTGTCACCTTCCTTTGGGGGGTCCACCGCCACAAGCCCAAGCCGCTGACGGGCACAATCAAGGGCCAAAAACGCAGCGTCCGCAAGGTCTGGGCTGCGTCCGAAACGGGCCTTAAACTCAGGTTTAGATTCTATCTTAACACGGAGGGTGCCGCTTTTGACCATATCATAGTTGCGGGACGTTATCTCGCTGGCCAGATCAGTGCTCACTCCGAATACTTGTCGAGTCCGCATCAATTCTTTGCCAACGAACCAAAGCTCCGACACTCTGTTCACATATAACTCTTCACCAATGAGTTGGCTACTGGCGCTGACCCGTTTATCGCTGGCTCGGCCCCCGAATCCTACCCGCATAAACCTATTTGACCATTCTCCTGCCAACACATCGCAGAACGGAGCACCCGCACCAGTCGCATCAACGGCTACATTTTCAGGCAGGATGTTTAACTTTTCGCAATGTTCCTTAATCTGACGCACAATCTGGTAGGTCCGTGGCACTGCTTTATTGGTCGCGTCATCGTTAAGATGGACTGCTTCCCCGAACTCTAGCACGTAATGACCGTTATTATTATAACCCACTGTGGCTGTGTATAATATGGTGCGGTCGCCCCCATTCGTAAATGCGGGGTCAACCCCAGCCACCTTGGTTACCCCGCCCTGCCAGTCAACACGCTGAAGCGCACCGCTCATGGTTAGCTCGTTCTCGTTGTAGATGCCTGTGGCTTCATCAGAATCAAAGAACACCGCCCTGACCATTCGCATGTAGCCTCGGGATTCCTCTCCCAGCAGGGCTTTATCCTCGTCAAGTTTTTGCTGGGTGGGGAGCCACGGATAAATAACATCCCCCGCCAGAATGTTGGGGCTGCGCTCACCATCTAACCGGATGTAGCGGCCACCCCACTTGGTTTTCCAAGTATCATCAACATTTGTTTCCACTGAGTCCCAACCATTTTTTGGCTCAGACCAGACCCCAAAAGCGTCAAATCGGCTGTTGGGGTTGGACATCCCTATTAACTGAAATGTGGGGTTTTTAGATAAGTTCGATAGCCCCGCTTGTAAGATGGCCTCAGATAGTTCTGAAAGCTCGTCACCAATCAAGATAACTCGTTTTTGTTTAATACCGATAAACTTACCAACTGCCTCACGGGTCTTACTTTTTTCTGCGGCAATCAAAGAAATACCTGCTCTTTCGATGAGCGTGCCGTTTTCATCAATGTAAGCCGCGTTACCAATAGAGTCCCTAATTTTAATTGGCGCTCCTTCAATGACGGTTAAAAGAGACATTACGGAACCCCAAATACGTTTACGGGCTTCCCTTAACGTGGTTGATGTCATCAGGACTAAGGTATCCTTCGGTTGAGACAACCAGTTTACGATTCCCCATGCCGCCATCGTATGTGATTTTCCGGAAGAAGCTGACCCCCCAATGGAAAGATATTTGTTGTTTAACGCGGCCCGAATCATTTGTGTGGCCCAAGGATGTTTCACCATTAACTTTTCTGGTAAGTCTGCGTTGTTCCAAAGCTCATCGCAAATGCGCCAGAAATAGAACTCCTTGGCGCGCACAGAATCATGGTGGGCGAAGCCATACAGCAACCCTGTCAAGACACTCGTTGGAGGTATCAGTAAACCACCGACATCCATCTTCTTTGTTTTGGGGTCAATTCGTGGTTCTAGTATCGCCTTGATGGACCGCTTCTTCTTGGCCATAATTAAAGAGTAACGTAATAAAGATCGTGGCTGCTGACAAACCTAAAGAGACCCTGCAAGAACGGGCGGTAAAGCTCTACAACGCAGACTGGAAAACAGTCGCAATCGCTAAGGAGCTGGGAGTGCATTCAGGAACAGTGCGGAGGTGGTTCAAAAAAATGGGACTCCCCCCACGCAAAAACAACAGCGGTATGTCGTATGAGCAACCACAAACAACGGTTAGCCCAGACGCTGAAGTTGAATTCGATGCTGACGAATTAGCTAAAGACTTAGAAGACAACCTAGATAAGAGAACAAGAGAAGCAATCTTATCAGCGCAGCATGACGCTCGACTAGAAGAGGACCAAGCCATTTTGGAAATCGCAGAAAGTCAGACCACCCCAGCAGAAAAATACCAGCACTACATTGCTGCCGCTGGTATTAAGCTAATGCGAGATAATATTAAAAATCTCAGGGGGCCTAGAACGGTGAAGGATCTTGATCAACTAGACCAGATTATACGCAGAAGCCTTGGTCTAAATGCAAAAGCAGGAGGAAACAGCAAGATGCAAATTGACATCTCTATCCTGAATAATGGGAAAGCCGACAAAGGTAAGGGCAGCGTGCAACCAGTAATCGACATCGAACCAAATGATAAGTGATTTTGATGGGTCGGGTTTTGATTATGACCCAATGGACGACCCTTTTGCAGAGCGGCAACTTAGCTTTAATTGCTACGCTGTTGCAGACGACAAAGAAGAGGGGGAATACAAACCTAAACTTGTTTTATTCTCTGAGCTTAAAGAGGCTCTTCTTGGAGTTGTGGAGCACCCGTCCCACCCATCAGTGGCGTGTTACTCCTCCAGCATGACACTCTCTATTTTAAAATCCAAACATGGGCTGACAGAACCACAAGCAAAGTTGGCGCTAGAACAGTTAATGGACACTGATCTGGGTCCGGAGTCTCCTTGTTTTTTAGATACGAGCATCATTGATGAATGAGTAATCTACTACAGAACAGGAGAGTGGAAAAAAACCCGAAGGTTCTTCTTCGTAAAGATGACCCTTTAAAAAATGATTTTACGTTTAATGTGCAAGAAAGGGTCGGCAAATTTTACAGGGTAGTTCCGGCCAACGCCAGAGATGTGGCGTATATACGGGCGCTGCAAAAAGGATACGACTACTTTGCTCCAGCCGAAGGCAACGGATTGATTATATCGGCGCACGCAATCCCGCACTAAAGTGATTATAGTAGGTGTAGATAACGGTCTGCAAGGGGGGCTGTGTGCTGTCTCTGAATTTGATGGGGGCATTGTAGATAAGATTCCCATGCCCACCATGCAAAGGTCTAAAAAGACCGAAATTGACACGGCAAAAATAAAAAAATGGCTCCTCGATTTAGAGACCCCCTTCGTCCTTGCTGTTGAGGAACCATTAGGGTTTGCCAAAAGTTCACAGGCTGTGCGATCAATGGCTCTTAGTTTTGGGAAATTGATGGGCATGGCTGAATGTTGTGGTTTTGAAGCAACCCGTATTTCGGTTCACAAGTGGCAGAAACAAATGCTTGGCGCGATGGCTAAAGGGAAATCAAAGGTATTCGCTTTAGGTACGGCACAGGAACTTGCCCCCGAAGAGAACTGGCTGAAGAATAAAAGGTGCCGCACACCCCATGACGGCATGATTGATGCGTTTCTTATTGCGAGATACTATTTGACTCGCGTGCAGAAAAATTAGTAGACGGGAGGACTATGAGTTCTCCACACGCTGACAGAGACCACGCCGAGTTTTCACCATCGGCATTGAAGTATATCGCAAAATGCAGTGGTTACCACGGCAAGGATGGCACAAGCCCCGCTGCTGAGAAAGGCACCCGTATCCACGAAGCTCTGGAGGTGCGTGACCCATCAGGATTGAAAGGCGCTGACGAGGTGGCAATCTACGAGCAGATTGTAGAAGAGGAAGATGCTTTCCTATTAGCCGCAAGGGGGGACAACAAAGACAGTTCGGACCACATGGAAATCGCCCTCGACATCAAGTTGAATGACGGTGTGTTGACATGGGGGACTTGTGATCGGCTCACCATATTCGACAACAACACTGCGGTCATGGCTGACTACAAGACAGGAGTGTCGAAGATAGACCCACCTGAAACGAACTGGCAAGCGTGGGCATACACCATCGGTGCTTTCCAAGCATTTGAAGACCTTACTGAGATCACTTTTGTATTCTATGTCCCTCAGCGAGAGGTAACCCTGCACCACACATTCAAGAGGCGTGATATCGGGGCGCTGCAAGCCGCCATCACAAGTGTCATCAAGTCGGCCTCAATCACTAGGCCCAAGTGGGAAAAGGGAACGCCCGATATGAACACACTCAAACCAACCGCGCACTGCATCTACTGTCGGCATGAAGAACGGTGCCCTGCTTTGGGAGGACTCGCTATCTCAGTTGCAGCACAACTCGATAACACCCTGCCTGAATTCCAAATTGGAGCTGTCGATGATCCTGTGGAACTGGAGAAGATGTTTGCCGTCAGCAGCACCTTGTCCAAGTGGGCAGAAACGATTCGTAAGAAAGCAATCGCTGTTGCTAAAGACGGGGCTGAATACGACAACTTCAAGTTACGCTCACTTGGCTCACTGCGTAAAATCTCTGACCACACAAAGTTGGTTGAACTAGCCAAAGATTACGGAGTTACGGACGAAGAGTTGCTGGAAGTTGCCTCTCTCACGGTGACCAAAGTTGCCAAGTGCCTAGCCGCAAACGGGGTGCCAGAAAAAAATGTGGAAGAATTTCTTGACGCTTGCGAAGAGAAGGACATTATCACCCGCACTTCGGAGAGATGGACTCTTTCGGAGAAGTAACAGAGTAGCATTAAATATTAACATGAGTGATACATCAGCATTAGTTGAACAAGACGATCCGCAAAACGAGATTGTCCCCCACACTGGTGGGTTTGAGATTACGGCAGAGGACATCGACATCCCCCGCCTTAACGTGGTGCAAGCAGTGAGCCAGATTGAAGCACCTCACGGAAGCATCGTTATTGACAAGCGTCACGTTCTCGCAGAGGTGAACCAACCCGTTACGGTTCTTCCGGTTTCTGCCGTGAAAGGTTTCCGTGAGGATAAACCCTTTGGGGTCGGAGAGATGGGACGGTCTGTCTACACTCCGGAGGATCTTGCAGAACTCAAAAAGGATAGTGAATACCCGATCATTGAGTTCGCCAATATCACCCTTATGTTTCCGGAGCCTGAAGAGGCTAAAGGAGCGGGGGCTTACCCGTTTCCCATCGGAGGGAAGAACTATGCACTTGGTCGCTTGAACGTGGCTAAGATGGCTTACTCTCAAACCTTCAAGCGGCTGGCGACTTACGGCCAGCTTAGGGGGCCGGATGATCCTCCGTTCAACGTCTTCTGGGAACTGGAGTCGATTAGCATCGACGGAAAGGTGACTTACTACGCTCCTAGCCTTCGGCAGAAGGATACGGAAGAGAAGCCCGATCCGGAGGTCATAGCCTTCATCAAGCAGTTCACTCAGTAGTAGGCATGGCTAAGAAGAAAAAGAAGCCAGAGCTTGTCGAGGTGCAAGACCCTACGACCAAGATCGTTAATGCCGAGATTGATAAACTGACATTAGCGATTGATGAACTGGACTCCAAGATTAGTGAGGCTGTGGAAGCACGAACTAATCTGGATTCCCTCAGAACCTGTATGCAACTAGGTCTCGACCAAGTGCATAAACAGACTGAGGTAAGTTTTGAGGACTCCCCCGATATTGCGGTGGGTGAAGACGGTGAGGTAACACTCACCTTTGAAGCTAAAAGCGATTGATAATTACAGAGGTGTTGGAAGGGTAATACGGCGGGGTTTTCTTGTTTTCTCTAGTTAATTCATCGCCTGTCCAGTAACCGTATAAAAGCTGGGCAACCAACATCTCTATTAGCTACCCCCGCTTCTTTCAGTATTGTATGGTGTGTGTCTATGTTGCTGATTGAGGCGGGGGTTTTTTAGACCTGTGGAAACTTACGCTCTAGATTTTGAAACGTATTACGATAAGAGCTGCTCAATAAAAAACCTCGGTTCTCTTGGTTATTTTTCCCACCCCGAATTTGAAGCATATATGGTTTCGGTGGTGGGGACGGATGGCACCAAGTTTGTTGGGCACCCTGATTTCTTTGATTGGCACACCCTAAACGGGAATATCGTAATCGCACATAATGCCTCCTTCGATGAAACCCTACATCTTTATGGAATTAAAGAAGGGTGGTGGCCGGAAGCCAAACCGCAAGCATGGTTTTGCACAGCGGATATGGCGGCATTTTGTAAACTTCCTCGCTCGCTTAAAGGAGCGGCTGAAGAATCGCTTGGGTATGAAGTAAGCAAGTCCACCCGCGACCGGATGTCCGGAAAGAGGTGGGACAAGCTGAAACCGGAAATCCAGAAAGAGGTGTGTGATTATGCCCTCAAGGATGCCGAGCTGTGCCTTGAACTCTGGCTAAAACACAACGAGCACTGGCCTGAGACGGAAAGGGCTATAAGCCACCTCAACAGGAAAATTGTGCAGGGCGGCATCCCTATCGACATTGACCTGTTAAAGAAGCAACTTGAAACCATTAAGGTTGAACTGTTCAACGTGGAACAGTCGATCCCTTGGAACGGTGAACGTCCACTTTTAAGCAGGGCGGCATTCAATGACGAGTGCCGCAAGGTGGGACTGGAGCCTCCTGCCAGTCTAGCGGCTAGTAACGAGGAATCACAAAAATGGATAGATACCCATTCGGCGGCACATCCGTGGGTTGGGGCGGTAAAAAACTGGCGGCGTATCAATGCCCTAAAGAAGAAAATAGAATCTTTTGATTATGCCACCATGCCCGACAACCGATACTACGGAGGCATCATGTATTTCGGAGCACATACAGGGCGCTTCAGTGGATCGGGTGGGAACTTGAATCTCCAGAACTTACCACGCAGTGAAATGTTTGGTGTCAACCTGCGACACCTGATTGCTACTGAGGAAAGTAAACGTCTTGTGGTGGTGGATCTCAGTCAGATCGAAGTCCGCACCCTTTGCTGGCTGGCAAAGGATGATGGCATGCTGGATGAGATCGCCAACGTGGATGACATCTACGAAGCATTCGCCATCCGGTTTAAGATGTGGAGTGAGGAGTCCGGATCTCTGAAGAAGAAAAATCCAGCACTAAGGCACAAGGTAAAACAGATGGTCTTGGGCTGTGGTTACGGAGCAGGTAAAAACCGCTTCAGGGAAATGTCTGGTATGACCCAGCATGAGGCAAACACAGCCGTCGATATTTACCGGACGCACATGCCTACGGTGACCAGACTGTGGGCCAAATATAACGCAGACATCAAAGCGAGCTGCGCCCATAAGATACCGTTCTCTGTCACCTTGCCAAGTGGCAGGGTTTTGGATTACGGGATAATCAAGCGGGGGGCTGATTTTAAGGAAACGGCTTTGCTGCCAAGAAACGGAAAACGGGTGCCTATCAAACTGTGGGGTGGGCTGGTTGCGGAAAATGCTTCTCAAGCACTGGCGCGAGATATATTCAGTGACATGCTACTGCGCGTCAGCAGTGCGGGGCATAATATCGTGTTCCATGTCCACGATGAAATGGTGATCGAGGTTGACGCGCAGGACGCAGAGAAGGTTTACAAGGGGGTGGTGGATATCATGTCGCAACCCCCTGAGTGGATTGACCTGCCACTTGATGCTGAAGGAGCAATACTTACAAGATACGAAAAATGATTACATATAGATATATTAAGAACCTTAGAGATAACAAAACTCAAAAGAGTAACGACCTATCCTTAATCAAAAAAGTAAAACCTAAGTTTAGAAAGAAGGCAGATTACAGGGCATGGTGCGCGAACAAGACAACTGACCATGTGTTCTACAGCATGGTTGAGGGGGATGCTCCTTCTGAGCGGGTGGCGGGGGACAACCCACCGAATTGTATTTACGGTGTAGTTGCAGACTATGATGCCCCTGTGCAGTGGGCCAATGTGGATGGAGACATACAAGTTAAATGCAAAGAGTATCCACCAACTTGGCGTTCTAAAACACAGTCTGGTTACATTCGACTGGTCTGGGAATTTGAAGAAGGTTTACCCATCTCCCCGCAGATGTTCGACCTCTTTATGAAGAATATAAAATTTACCCTTAAGCTAGACAAGGTGTTTGCGGGGTTTGACCCTACATCATTAAAGGCATCGCAGTATTTTGAATTAGGTGAAGACTGGACAAAGATTGGGACACCAATAGCAATAAACATTGCCCAAACAGCCTTGTTTAAGGCAGCAGCAGAAAGGCCCCCGCAAACAAGTGATACATCTATCCCTATTGATGTGGTTGCTGCTGAAATTGAAGAACGCTTCCCCAACAGATGGGTCGGTGATTTTGAAGTCGGTGCTAGGGGTCCACTCTTCTGGGTGGATGATGGCATAGACCGTGAAGGTTGTCAGGTAACAGAGGACGGGATGATCTGTTACTCGGACAGGGCAGGTAAAGGGTTCCTTAGCTGGAGAGAAATTCTCGGCCCCAAGTTCGTGGAAGAATACGAGCAGCAGAAGATGGGTAACCTGTTGGATGAATACTGGTTTAATGGGCGAACCTTTTTCAAATTACTCTTTAACACAGCAGTGCAGATCCCACGGGAGCAACTAGTCTTGGAGCTGAGGCAGATGGGTTTTTCTGTGAGACTTAAAAAGGGTCAGACTCTCTCGGAAGTGGAAGCTGCTATACTGGTCATCAGTAACCAGAATCGGATCAGCGAAATCGCACCTGTGATATTTTCCAACGAACGGGTTGTGGAGTGCAACGGTAACCGTATTCTTAATACTTCAACTATCGAACCTGTTGAACCAGCAGATGACGGTGACCCAAAAAACTGGCCCTTCCTCCATGACTGGCTGCACCAATTATTTGAGAACTCAACACCCCAACCGACTAGCGACTATTTCTTTGCGTGGCTCAAACGGTTCTACACTGCTGTGCTGGAGAAGCAACCGTATCAAGGACAAGCCCTGATTCTGGTAGGTCCGACAGGGCGCGGTAAGTCACTTTTATCAAACAGAGTTATCTCCGGACTGGTTGGTGGGTTCTCTGACGCTTCGGATTACCTGTCTGGGCACACAAAATTTAACAAGGATCTAGGTCGAGTAGCTGCATGGGTAATTGACGATACAACCAGTGCGAGTTCATTTCAGGACCAAAGAAAGGCAACAGAGCTAATTAAACGCGCCGTAGCCAACCCGAGAATCGAATACATGGCTAAATATGCAGACGCGATCTCAATTCCGTGGTCTGGGCGCGTTATCTTATCCTTAAATATGGACGCAAATAGCCTATCCGTTATACCCGCCCTCGATAGCAGTAACCGAGACAAGCTGATGGCACTACGTGTGCGGGATGGTGCGACCAGTGACTTCCCCCCAAACATGAAACTGGAAGCGACTATTGAAGAGGAACTGCCGTTTCTGGCCAAGTGGCTTATGGACTGGACCCCGCCACAGGAGGTAGAGGACTACGGACGATTTGGGGTGGTCAGTTTTATAGACGAATCCGTGGCGTCTGCGGCTTACGACAACTCCAGTAGATCAGCAGTAGCGGAACTGGTGGAGATATTCTCCAAGCGTTGCCGAGACGTTAATCCGAATATGGTAAATTGGGAGGGCACCCTGACAGAATTTCAGGTGATGCTCCACGACATGAACAACGGGAGAAGTGTGGGTATGAGCAACAATCTGGAATTTGTAAGGCGGGGCATGTCCACCTTGGAAGAGGCAGGGAAAACTAATAAAAACATACGCCCCGTGCACTCTTCGGGTAAGGGAGGGGGTAAGGTGTGGGTTGTGAACATAGAGGAAAAGTTTGACATCTCCAAATCTTCTCCTTAAATAAACTTATGACGGGAAAATCAGAAGAAGAATACAGTGATGAGGAGGATCTGGATAGCGTGGAAGCGCAAATCCAGTTCACCAGAGACGACTATCGACTCCTCACAAACAAGATCAAGCACTACACAAGAGAACGAAGCAGGATGGAAAACGTCCTCCGGAAGCTAAAGGCCCGTGCAGCGAGAATCAAAGACTGGCAGCAGGACGAAGACATTTGATGGGGACATGATACCCATCCACCTTGTAGGTAAACCCATAATCATCAGGGTCGCCACGGAACTTGTATTCTCCTTGCTCCAATAATTTCTTAGTGCTGATCCAACCAAGCATCCAAACCTTTGAGTAGTCTTTTAGGACACGGACAAAATAATAGTAACCTGCCTGTGGCTTTTTGAGTTTAGGACAGTTTACAGAAGCTGTGTAATGTGGGAGGGGCTTACTGGTGCAAGTCTTGGATTTTATATCTATTGTCTTTTTGCCGATCTCATAATCGTGGCTAAAACAACGACCCCCCACATAAGTCGATTCCGGATAGAGTAACTCAAAAGCAATCTCGCCAAGGAAGCCCGTCATTCGCCCCCCGCCCTTGGTGAAGGAATTAGGTAAAACTCCCAACTTTTGGCTTCGTTCAAAAGCCTGCTTAACATTTTCAGAATTGGGTGTGAACGCAATGAACTTGCTACTCCGCTCCTTTGAAAACTGGCGAGGTAGCTTTCGTGCCATTACCAGAGATGTTTACATGCCCAATAGCGAGCAGTTGTCTTGTCCTTAGCGGTCTTACAATTATGTCGTGCTCTGAAGTTAGCACGGCGTTTAGGGTTCTTGTGCTTGGTAAAATCAGAATAATCACGGTGACCGTAAGACACCTTCTTAACTTTGTCCCCCTGTTTTCCAAGAACAACAAACTTCTTTTTGCTCCCTTTAGGGGCGCGTTTGGGTTTGTTAAAGCCAGCAAAGGTCTCCCCGTGGTATTGAATCCTCCCAGAAGGAAGACGCTTAAATCTTTTAGTAGCCACCTTTCATGCGCCTTTCTACAGCATCGCTATAAGACTCATTCTTCTTAGCCGCTTTTTTCTTCGGGGCTTTTTTCTTCGGGGCTTTTTTCTTCGGGGCTGAATGCCCATAACCCTTTTTCTTGAGCGCGAGATGTTGCTCGTAGGTTTTAGCGGCTACAGCTTTACCCGTCTTCGGGTGATACATATTGTGTGGTTTGAAGTCTGATTTTTTCATTGTTTTCTTCGGGTTGCCTTTAACAATGCTTTTCTTTCTGCGGCTGTGTATTTAGCTCTCTGTTTTCCTTTAGCAGATGCTTTTCTTTTTCGTCTAGTTCCCGCAGCATACTCTGCTGCTGTAAGTGATTTTATAGCTTTCTCTGGTAAATACCGTTCTCCAGTTTCAGATGACTTCTTGCCACTCTTGGTTCTCCACTTTTGCTTCGTCCAATTTTTAAGTGACTTCTGTGATTTTTTTAATCTAGCCATGACTAATTGCGGTATCCTCCTCCTTTGGATTTGTATTCACGGGCCAGTATCTGTGCTTTACGTGCTGACCACTGCCCTGCCTTACCCCCTTTTGTGCCAGCCTTTATACGCTCAAAAAGACGCTTACGCATTGCTGGTTTTGTGTAATTACCCGCTTCGTTTACTCTGGATTTATTTTTCTTGGGCACTACCTAAAGTTGGTTTTTCTTTAAACCTTTTACTAAACCGCTCCCATGCAGGGAAAAATATTTCGTCCATACAGCGGACAATAGCTTCTTCCTCGTAGGACTCGCAGTAAGCTAGTCCTGAAATACCAAGAGCTGCGTGGAGCATCTCATGTCTTATGGTATCGTGCAGGTCTTTTCCTTTCAAGGTCTTATCTATCTCAATAACTTTTCTCCTGTGGGAGTAAGCCCCATAACAATCATCATCCCCCAGATCCCTGAACTTTATCAGGACACGGACCCCAGCCATCGTTATGCTTTTAGGAACATTAAGCATTTACAAATTGAGTTAAAGCTCTCGCGTAAACACCAGCCAGTTTACCTCGGTTACGGTTAATCATTTCCCACTCAGAAGAATTAGTCCCAAAAAAAGGTTCAGCAATTATGGCATAACAATAAGTCTCTCGCAAGAACGCAGAGCCTCTCTGTCTGGACACGCGAGGTTTGCTACCACGGGAAACCATATTTGGGTAAGTGTCTTCCATCTCTGAACGCATTGTTTCAGCAAGACGTTTGCCACCTTTACTGGAGTGCCAGTAAAGCCACTCATGTCCGTTGGCCGCAGGACTGGCGGCATTAAAATGCAACTCAACGGCTGCTTTAACGCCATCGCACCTCATCTTACGTGCCACATTTCTTATGGCCGCTGAGTAAGTGTTTAATTCGTAGTCAGAATAAATCTTAAAGTCTACGTCCAGTAACTGTCCAATTCTTCGGGCAATGTCTCTATTAAAGTCCCACTCACTGACGACATAAGAGCCTGTAGTGTAAGCCCCCTCATCACCTTTACGGCTATGCCCTACACAGATACCAATCATTTTTTGAGGATACGATAGAGTGAAGCCAGCCCCACAGCAATGCCCACGATGAGCGACCCCACCCGAAGCCAGTATTCAAACTGCTCCTGCATACTTGTGATCAGCCCGATGACGGGAGCGGCCATGCCAATCAGAGAATCAAATATTCGGGTGTTGATCATTTGTCGCTCCCAATAATAACCGCACGACGATATGAGTAGTCGCTGTGAAACTTGTGGTCTTCTCGCCCTACCAAACTACCCTCACAGAACTCATACGTTTTCCCCTCGATCAGAGTGATCGTCGGCGGATCGTACAAGGCGCTTGCGTTCGCGGTCGATGCGTTGGGCAACTCGTTCCATGAGCAACTTGCTAGCGGGATCACCAATAGATGCGAGAGCATCAAGACGATCTTCCAAGGCGTCGAGATGTCTGTCTCTTTGCAGTCGCACATATTCAACATAGGCTTGAAGAGCAGCAGTTAGTAACTGGAAGAAAGCCTTCACTTAGACTTCGCCTTACCCACATTCAGGGCGAGCCAGCTAATGACGCCCGAAATGCGCTGCACCCACTTATTGTCCGACTCGTTCGGTGTCATGGTTGCGATAAGAGATGCTACAGCAATTACGCTGGCTGCGATTTGCAAAAGTTGCTCTGCGTTCTCGGTAATGTATTGGATCATTTAGTCGGGGGTTAGTTTAAATTACATCATGTTCGCAGTGTAGGCTCCTACACCAGATGGATCAAATTGAACGGTTGGCTTGGCCGCACCACGGTGGGCGTCAAGTTGTTCGTCCAAGAGGGCGCGGCACACACCCCAATGATAATTTGCGCGTTCTAAGTCTGCGCTTTCTTCAGCTATGTTGCCAAGCATGGCGTGCTTAATTGCATTAAGACTTGATGGGTAAACAATGTCGTCGCTATCAAGTAGCTTTTTGAATTTTCGTTTAAGCAGCAACCGCATGGTTACTGTTTGATTGTTATCGTTAGCGATACGAAACCGTCTATAGCGAGCAACTTGATTTGGCTCACGGACAGTGGCTAAGTGGGTAGCTTGGAAGTGGTAGATTTTACTGGTGGCGGCTCCAGAACTTGTCCATGTCTCGCTATCAGTTGACCGATACAAATATATTTTATTGTCCTCCGTATCTACACCAGTAACACGATACAGAGTATTGCCGTCATTATCGAGGTCTTGACTGCCCGGTGAAGATGTATTCCAACCTGCGAAAGTTATGATATCACCTACTCTAACATTAGATGCATCCGTAACGGGAACTGTGATTACAGTGCCTGATTGAACAATCGTGGTGCCACTCAGGGTTAATTGAATATCACTAAGAGTAAGTCCAGAGGAAGGGATGGCTACAACATCTACATCGGCTGAAAGATCAGTTGTCCCAGACTTCACTGCCTTGACATCTAGTATGTCTGTATCTGTCCCCTCAATAACAGCCGCACCATTCATGGTAAAGGTTGCTGTTTTATCGCCAGCCGCAACATTGTAATCAACATCAATAGTCCTGCCTGACAAAGCTGACGGTAGTGCTGTGTCAGGAAAAACAGGTAGCATCAGCAATTTATAGCCATCATAAGATGTAGACGAATCAAGCTCGTTGATCGTAGCGACGTATCCATCGTCTACGATCCCAAAAGACTCCAAGGTGCTACCGTCATCATTGCGCCCTAAAATCCTGTAATCATGGAATTGTGCGTGAACTTTTTCAGGGTCGTCATCAACAAGAGCTGACACAATGGACTCAGCGTGGTCGGGCAGTGTGAACGTCCCGTCTGTTGTGCTGATAGTGAATTCAAAAACCAGATCACGCCAAAGCCCCATATTATAAAGGCGGGGCAGGGCCATATTCAATTCTTTAAGGAATTGTGCGGAGTTTGCACCCCTAGAACCACAAGTCTCTTTGAGGGCGTCTTCCACTCCATTTACGGTCAGCGTGGCCATAACCCAATATACCAAATATCATTTAAGTGGTCAAGAATCGGGGAGGGAGAGGAATTGAATAATCGGGGTCTTTTGCGTCTTCCTGTGCTTTTATACGCAACGATAAATCTAGCGGCTCATTTACGTGCAACCTTACAGGCATGGTCTCGTAGCCGTTATCCCGCAAAACCATAGCTCGATGCCTGCCATCGTGATGGCACACTCTGTAAAATTCAGAAGAAACTTTCTGCAATCTAAAGAAAGGGATGTCACAAAATGACCCCCCCTGATTAAACACACGCCGTGCTACATAGTTAGGTTCTCTGTTTAGGAAGGAAGCCAAACGGAGAAAATCATTTGGAGAAAATGAAAACAAACTAGGTGGGTGAATAAACAACCCAGACAGAAATAAACTACGTGAACACTTCACTACGAATTGCAGGCATGGCCCCCATCCCGCCTCAAAAGGAATATAGACCAGAACACATCTGACGAATGATTTTGTATGATTTCTTCGTCCTCATTTACGGTCCCTAATTTAACACGGTAAGTCCCTACTTTTTGGGCTTCGGTAGGACAATGATTTCCTGTTGTAGTATCTGTTCTATCAAACGCAGTTAAAGAGCTTGATGCGGACACGGCATCCAACTTGTCCTCGGCGGGGGTAGCTCCAACTTGCACCCAACAAGCATCTACACGGTTTGCCGGATCGTGCGAGGCACCATCGTCTACGGCGTCAAGATCCGTAGTCCAGTAAAGATATACATCCCCATACGCGCCCAGCTCATGGTATTTTGTATTTAACCCTGCAACCATAGAAGCTCCACCTGCGGAACCTATCGTGGGGACTCTTACATTTAGACCTTCAATTTCGGTCTGCCCCGCTCCCTCAAGAGTGGGAGTGTCGTCGGAATCCGATACCGAAGAAAGCTGCACTATAAGTGTATCAATCCTCCAAAGCAACTGCCCGTAAGCAACCTTCGCCCCGCCGTCACCGTGCATCAACGCAAACGCATGAGGGCGGTGCAGGATCTCAGGATTTTCAGGAGGGTTCGTTCCGGCATCAAAATTCCCAATGACAGACCCATCAGGGTGGGGGCCTGTCGGTATTGGCCTTTGCAGCGCATCAAAAGAAGCAGTGAGGTCGGGTTGGAAATCCTGCGCCATTAAGCTGGGTGGTAAACTTCAATAAGTTCCAACAAGTAGCCACCCCTAAAGGGCTTCTGAGTTACAGAACCAATAAAAGGATTAGCAAGGTTCCCCCAATCAGTAGGAGAGGACGCCTTACACCACGGTTTTGGGAAGGCGTAATCTCCTAGTTTATAGGTCGGGTGTTCCGTGCCAATAAAGTCAATAAGAGTGATTGCCTCTGTAAGAACATTACTAACACTAACATTGTATTGAACCCCTCGGTATGTAGCACTAGCTGTTTTAAATATAACAGGGTCGGGTAGGTTTAATCCTGAGAATATAGTTTTTGACCATATCTGCCGAACTCTCATTTTAGTCGGACCACTAAAACCATCCTTGCCATCCTTCATACGCACAGTCACCGTGGTTTGGCTTGCCCCATCTTTTCTATTAGCGGTGTTGAAGTGCAAGCCGTCAACAACGGCAGGCCAAGTAAAGTTCTCCCATGTGTTATAATCCCTGATAACTTTGCCCCCAAGGTGCGTGGTCAATCCTAACTGTGGTATGACATCCTGAATAGTAACCTGCCACCAGTCGTGGCTTAGTTGCTGGCATTCAATATTCTGACCAGCGGCAGTCAGGCCCCACCTATCATCAGCATCCCAATTCTCGGACCCTGCTGTGGTTACAATATCATTAGCGGTTACAAAAGTTGCCTCACCCCTGTAGATAAGTTTTATGACCGTTTTAAGAATACCGCCAGTGGCGTCATCTAACTTCTGCGTAACTATATCAATACGTCTAAAGTAGACACGCTGCTCAACAACAAACAAGCCGTCAAGTTCCTGATCCCCAATGCGCTTCTGTTGTCGCGTCATCAGGATGTAATTGACGGATGTTTCATCTTCGTCAGTGGCTCCGTAAGAACGCAAATCTCTGTTGTATAGAACCGCGTTGTCCGCAGAGAACTGGTTCAGCGGATCTGGCATGGGGTCACCCGCTTGATACTCCCCATCAACATCTGAAAAGTCAGACCGCAGGGTAACATAGGTCCGAACAACAGTGTCGTATTTATTCCCCCCTAAGTCCGCTTGGCTGAACTCAAAATTGTAATCGTCTTGGTGGTTGCGCTCTGCGGCGTAGTAGTATTGAAAGAACAAACCATTAGGGTCGGCTTGTTTAACGTGGCACAACTTGTGGTTGGGGAACTTTTCCGTGTCGGGGTGAGCCGTTCCGTATTGTGGGTGTGCTTTATAGACGACAGTGTTTGCTGATTGGACGGCAGCATCACCCCAAGTGCTGATCGAACCTGTGCCACGGACAAAGTATTTGAACCAGTTTGTGTCCTTATCTCTTATCTCAAAAGTTCCATTTGGGTTTAAGCCGTTACTGCCATCGGGGGCGTTCTCAACCGTGACCACATCCCCTTTCTCATAACCGTGAGCCGTAGAAGTCACTTGAACAAGGAACCCAGATTCATGGTAGTCTCCGTCATAGGTGCCATCAGCGGTGACCTCAACCGCCTGCGTAGCGGACGAAATAGCAATTACCGTTTTACCTCCCCCAGCCCCAATGGTCTTTGCGTCAACCGTTTCGTAGAACAGCAGGTCCGCAACGCTTGGCGATACAAACGAGAGGACGCTCTGGCGTTCTGGTGAAGGCTGGTTGCGTTGGATGGGCATGGTTCACTAATCGGGGTTGGGTGGGGTCTAGGAGTAGAAGTCTCGTATATTAGTAACGATGGCGGTGTGGT